GCTCGAATTTTATACCCACACAATTTAGAGTTGTTAATGACTAGACAAACACAAGGCAGATTTAAAAATGGCTAGACACGCGCAGCCCCGAACAGTCGCACAGCTTAAGGGGGCCGACAAAAAAAACCCGCAGCGATATCGGGGCGAGGAAATCAAGTCTAACATGCCATTAGGCCAGGCTCCGGCGCACATGGCCAAAGATGAGAAGGCGTGCTGGTTTGAGCTTGAGGCGCACTCGCTGCCTGGCGTGCTGACTAACGCAGATCGCTTTGTGATGGAGATGACCGCGCGATTAATGGCCGAATCTCGGCGCGAGGGCGCTGATTTTGCGGTGGGCAAGATCGGCCATCTGATTGGCTTGTGGGCCAGGCTGGGTTTGAGCCCTGCTGATCGTCAAAAGTTCACAGCTGATAAATCCAACACAAAAAACCCTTTTGCCAATCTTGAGCAATGATCAAAAAGGATACGGCGAGGGCCCTGGCTTACGCAAAGGGTGTGATGGATGGTGACGTAGTTGCGTGCAAATGGATACAGCTAGCATGTAAGCGGTTTATTGATGACCTCGGCCGGGAAGACTTGCGGTTTGATGAATCGAAAGCGCAGAAGGCGGTCAATTTTATACAAAAGCTGCCGCATACGAAGGGCAGGTGGGCCGCGAAGCGCGAGCTGTTGGTGCTTAGCGACTGGCAAGTGTTTTGCGTTGTTAATATATTCGGTTGGTACAAGGGGGAAACGCGTAGATTCTGGACTGCGTTTCTTCTGGTTGCGCGTAAAAACGGTAAATCGGCACTTGCTGCGGCAATTGCTTTATATATGTTTGTGGCAGATGAAGAGTTTGGCGCCGAAGTGTACTCGGGAGCTACTACCGAGAAACAGGCATGGGAGGTTTTCAGGCCGGCTAAATTGATGGTTGAGCGCACTCCCGCGTTGTCGCAGTGGTATGACGTACAAGTTAACGCGAAAAACATGCACATACTGTCTAACGGTTCGAGGTTTGAACCAATAGTCGGAAATCCTGGGGACGGATCAAGCCCCCACTGCGCGGTAGTTGATGAGTACCACGAGCATCAGACTGATGACCTGTATCAAACGATGGAGACAGGCATGGGTGCGCGTGAGCAGCCGCTCATGCTCGTGATCTCTACCGCTGGCAGCAATCTTGCGGGGCCGTGTCATGACATGCAGCGACGATCAGAGGCGGTTCTTGAGGGCCGTGAGATAGATGACACCATATTTTCGTTGATCTTTACGTGTGACGTTGATGACGAGTGGGACTCGGATAAAGCGCTGATTAAGGCCAACCCGAATATTGATATATCGGTATCTAGGACGTTTTTAGAGCAGCAACGCGATCAGGCTAGGCGATCCTCAACAAAGCAGAATCATTTCAGGACCAAACACCTTAATCAGTGGGTTGGCGCGCGAACGGCGTGGATGAACATGCTGGCATGGCAGCGGCAGAAATCCAGCTTTACGATTTCAGACATGGCGGGGTATCGCTGCTGGATAGCAGTAGACCTGGCATCAAAATTAGACATAGCGGCGATTGTTCTGCTCTGGGAAAAGGAGGGCAGTTATTACGTTAAGCCCATGTTTTATGCCCCTGAAGCTGCCGCGGAAAACAATAGTAAGTATCGGGACTTTGCTACTGCGGGGGAGTTGATCCTTACCCCTGGCGACATGACAGACTATGCGTTTATTGAAGAAGATATCAAAAGCATTGCCACGCAAGTCGAACTTCAAGACGTGGCTTTTGACGACTGGCAGGCAAATTACTTAATAACGCGTTTGCAGGAAACTTCGATACCCGTTGTCAATTTTAATCAGACCGTCAAAAACATGTCGGAGCCGATGAAAGAGGTCGAGGCGCGAGTAATATCGCGGGAATTGTGGCACGACAATAACGGTGTAATGACGTGGATGATGGGCAACGTTGCGGCAAGGGTTGACGCAAAGGAAAACATTTACCCGCGAAAGGAAAACGACAGCAGCCCCTTTTGCAAAATAGACGGCCCCGTGGCGGTAATTATGGCAATGGGCAGGGCGCTACAAGGCCGGGAACGGCCAAAAGAATATCAGATGATGGTGTTTTAATTATGGAAAAGACCTATAGAGCGTACAGCATTCTTACCACAAAGATGATGGACGAAGACGACGACAAGATGACCATAAAGGGTATCGCGTCTACGCCTACCCCTGACAGGTCAAGAGACATCATAGAGCCTATGGGTGCCAAGTTTACGACGCCCATGCCGTTGCTGTGGCAGCACAAACACGACATGCCTATAGGCAGCGTGACGTTCGCAAAGCCCAGCAAAAGCGGTATTCCGTTTACCGCAGAGATACCCATTATCAAAGAGGCAGGGAAGCTAAAGGAACGAATAGACGAAGCGATTCAGTCCATTAAATACAAGCTAGTTGCTGCGGTATCTATCGGCTTCCGCCCCGTAGAGGGGGAGTACGAGTTTATGGATAACGGCGGCATACGGTTTAAGGAGTGGGAATGGTACGAGCTTTCTGTTGTAACCATCCCGGCAAACTCCGAGGCGGTAATGACCGCGATTAAATCAGCCGACCAAAAGCATTTACCCGCGTTCGGGATTTATATGCCACGGGAAGCTAACAAAAATGCCGGCGTTACGGTGCAACCTCGAAAACCCATATTACTGAACACAAGGAAAACATCATGAAGAGTCTCGCTGACCAGATCCGCGATCTGGAAAATACCCGAGCTGCAAAAACAGCCCGATGGAATGAAGTAACTACTAAGTCATTGGAGGAGGACCGCTCGCTGGACGCTGCCGAAGCGCAGGAGTTTGACGACCTGGAGGCCGAAATCAAGCAGATTGATGAAGATTTGACGCGCTACAACAAGCTGCTAAAGTCGCAGTTGTCCAGCGCCTTGCCGGTACAGGAAAAGCGTGAGGCTGTCGAGAATTCAGCGACTCTCGGCGCGCCGACGATCATTAAACAGCGCAACGAAGAGGAAAAATTCGAGGGTCAGAACTTTACCCGTATTGTGATTGCCAAGGCTATCGCCGCACAGAATAACGTATCTCCGATCGCTGTGGCGGAGCGCCGCTGGGGTAGAGCCAACCCGCACCTGGTAGATGTGATTAAGGCCGACGTAGCAGGTGGTGGTACTGGTACGGGGGAGTGGGGCGCAGAGCTTGTCTCTCACGACACGTTTATGGGTGATTTTCAGGAGTATCTGTACGGTCAGACGGTTTATAACCAGCTTCCCCTGCGTGAGGTTCCCGCGAACGTCACTATTAAGGGCCAGGACGGTGCGTCTACCGCATATTGGGTAGGGGAGAGCAAAGCAATCCCTAACACCAATGCAGATTACAGCGACGTGCAACTGACGCCGAAAAAGGTTGCGGCGTTAGCTGTTATCTCTAATGAGCTGCTGCGTGATTCGTCTCCTTCGGCGGAGATGTTGGTTCGTGATTCGCTTATGGAGGCCGCTCGACAACGTATTGACACTACGTTTATCAGCAATTCGGCGGTTTCTGCTTCGGCTCCTGCCGGTATCCTTAATAACATCGCGTCCACGCTGTCATCTGGCACAGACGGTGATTCAGTCGCGAACGACTTTAAGGAGCTAATGTATCGTTTCACCCAGGCGAAAAACTCGGGCGGCGAATACGTCATCATGAACCCTGCGCTGGCCACTGGTCTTTCGCTTCTGAGAAACGCTCTCGATCAGTACGAGTTCCCAAGCCTGACCCGTACCGGGGGCACTATCTTCGGTATGCCGGTCATCATAGGGGATAACGTTAATGCCAACTATGTCGTCATGCTCAAGCCGTCCGATATTTATCGGATCGGCATGGGTGCGATGGAGGTCAGCATGAGTCAGCAAGCGACGATTGAGATGGCGGACGATCCTACCGCCGACACGGATACGCCTACAGCCCCAACGGGTAAATTTGTTGGTATGTTCCAGACCGAAAGCACCGCTATTAAGGTGGTTCAGTCGATGAATTTCCAGAGACGGCGGGAATCTGCGGTCGCGTGGATTTCTGACGCTGACTATGGTGGCGCAATTTCCACGTAATAGCCTTGTTCTCCCCGCCTTCGGGCGGGGCTTTTCTTTTGGAGCGCGTATGGAATATGTAAAAATTAAGTTTAAAAAAGGCAAAACCAAGTTGCTGCCGCCGAAAATGGCCGCGCGCTTGGAGTATGTCGGCAAGGGCAAGGTTATGGAAGATGAACCAGCCGAAGTCAAGGCAAGCGATGCCGTTGTCCAGGCAGCGAAAGAACGTGGAGTGAATTTAAACAATATCGAAGGTTCGGGCATCAATGGCCGAATACTGATCAAGGATATTTCCGCGTACAAGGATAAAGCAGACGGGTATCAGACGCGAATGCTAAAGGCCGAATAAATGAATATGCCCTTTTTTGGCAAGAAGCCGATCGCTGAGAAGGCGGTACAGCACGTCGACAACCAGTCGTGGTGGACTCGTATTATTGACTGGACGCCTGGGGCATGGCAGGCAAATGACGCGTACAATACCGGCGAATCCAGCGTATTGGCGCATCCTATCGTATTTGCGTGTATTACGCTGATTCAGGGCGACGTTGCAAAGATGCCTTTTAGTGTAGAGCAGAGCGGCGAGGGTGTGTGGCAAAGTGTTGATCATCCGATACTTCAAATTCTCCGGAAGCCGAACAAGTATCAAAATCAAATACAGTTTAAAAAAAACTGGATACTGTCAAAGCTGCTTCACGGGAATACATTTTGCCTAAAGGTGCGAGACTCGCGCGGAATTGTTGAGGGCCTTGTGATACTAGACCCCATTGAAGTGCAGACGCTGGTATCTGATGGCGGAGAGATATTTTACCGATTGTCTGCTGACCGATTGACCGATATTGCAGAGGATATTGTAGTACCAGCGACTGAGATTATTCACGATCGAGATAACTGCATCTATAACCCCATGGTGGGGCTGTCTCCACTGTTTGCGGGGGCCGAGTCGGCGCGTATTGGCAACTCAATTATACGAGATTCGAAAGGGTTTTTTAAAAACGGCGCTAAACCTAGCGGAATAATGACCGCGCCCGGAAATATCAGCGACGAGACTGCAAGCCGGTTAAAAGCCTATTTTCAGAATAACTTTTCTGGCGACAAAGCGGGGCAGGTTGTAATTGTTGGTGATGGCCTGGCGTACGCGCCTGTGCGGATGAACTCCGTAGATTCGCAGCTTATTGAGCATTTAGGGTGGTCAGACGACAAGATATGCTCAGTGTTCCACGTTCCTGCGTATATGGTAGGCGTGGGGCCGTCTCCGACATACAACAACATTGAGGCGCTGACCATCCAATACTTCACCCAATGTCTGCAGGACCTCGTGCAGTCAATGGAGGAATGTCTAAATATAGGCCTTGGTATACCCGATAATTTCAGAATCCGGCTTGATCTTAATGAGCTGTTCCGGATGGATCAGTCGACACTTACCAAGGTTCTAAATGAATCAATTGGCGGCGGCTGGATGGCCCCGGACGAAGCACGAAAGCGGGTTAACCTTAAGCCGGTCCCAGGTGGGCAGTATCCGTATCTGCAGCAGCAAAATTATAGCTTAGAGGCGCTGGCGAGACGTGACGCTGGCGACCCGTTTAGCGTTCAGCCATTGATTGAGCCCGCGTCTGATGAGGACGACACAGAAGACCAGGCGATGTTATTGGCCTATCTGTTTCAGAAGGAACTTAAAGTTGAATCTAAAAGCAATTGAAGCGCAGGCCAGGGCACTCGCGCCAATGGTGCGCGATCATGTGACCGCTGCGCTGGCAGTGCAAAAATCTGAGATTGAAGGCCGTTTCTTTAAAGAGCTTGCCGAGTTACGCAACGACGTTATGCGAGCTATACCCGTCATTAACGAGGACGCTATTGCAGAGACTGCAGCGGGGCTTGTTGAGCGGCCTGCTGACGGCGTAAGCGTAACCCTGGACGATGTTGCGCCTATGATTGCAGACGGTATTGCGGCGGCTGTTAAGTCGCTCCCAGTGCCTGATGATGGTATTGATGGAAAAAAGGGCGACAAGGGCGAGCCGGGAGAATCTGTTAGCCAGGAATGTATTCAGAAAATGGTTGATGAGGCGGTGGCATCAATTGAAGTTGTCGTCCCTGAGCCGGAGCACGGCAGAGACGCGCTAGATATTGAGATAATGCCGTTTATTGATAGCAAAAAAACCTACCCACGAGGCACCTACGCGACTCACAGGGGCGGATTGTGGAGGACCTTTCAGCAAAGCGAGGGCATGAAAGGGTGGGAGTGTATTGTAGCGGGACAGAGCCAAACCTTTCACGAAAAGAAAGACGACAGAACCTATATTTTACGGTCAGTTGATTCAGTGGGTGTTGAAACCTGCACAGAGCATAAATACCCCGGACTTCTTTACAAAGGGGTATTTAGTAAGGGCGATGGCTACGAGTGCGGGGATGTTGTGACTAGTGGCGGCTCTATGTGGCTGTGCCAAAAGGACAGCCCAGAAGGATCGCCAGGCAGCGGCGACGATTGGAAACTGGTAGTAAAAAAGGGGCGTGATTTACGATGACCCTAGCCTACGTTACGCTGTATGAAGTTAAGCAGCATCTTAATATAATGGATACGGACGACACGCAATACGAATATCTTAATATGCTGATAGCAAGCGCCTCTGCAATCGTTAAAAACCACATGGGCGATAAATCAGTATATCAGGCGGCTCGGAATGCGGACGATGAGCCAGAGCTTGATTCTAATTTCGAGCCTGTTCTCGATTCGGTCGTGGGTGCGCCGACCATTATTGATGTTAGATACGAAATTAAGTCGGCGGTGCTGCTTTTGATTGGCGAACTGTATCTAAACCGGGAGGGGGCGGGTAATTTTAGGAATGGGATGTTGCCGGTGTCTGTGGCGGCTATTTTGTACCCGTTGCGCGACCCACAGCTTAAATGAGCATTGCTGCCGGAAGGCTACGGCATAGGGTGCAGATACAAACCCTGACTAAGACGCAGAACGAGACCACAGGCGTCGAAATTCCGGTGTGGACGACGTTGCATGATGAGGTTCCGTGCGCTATTGAGCCGTTATCCGTTAAAGACTTTATTCAGTCGCAGTCTATACAGATGGATGTCACCGTTAGAGTCGTGTTTAGGCACTTAACGGGATTAACGGCGTCAATGCGTTTTGTCGGGTCATGTGGATGCCACCGGGATGAAGTGTTTAACCCTGCGGGGTTTTTTGAGGACCCTGTTTCGGGCCGGTCGTATATCACCGCGCCATGCTCTCGCGGCGTGAATGATGGCGACTTGTAAATGGCGTGGGAAAAACGTGGCTGTATTGGCTACCGGCCCATCGCTGACAGTACGCGATTGTGAGACTGTCCGAGATGCGGGATTTGTATCTGTCGGGGTCAACTCGGCTTGGTTGATAGCCCCTTGGGTTGATGCGCTATACGCGGGTGATGCAAGATATTGGCGCGCTTATCACGCTGAGATTGACGCGGCTGGGGTCACTGGCAAGCGATACAGCCGATCATCTCACGCGGAAAAGCACAGCGGAGCCAAGTATCTTAAAACCCGAATGGACAAGGACTACAATTCTGGGCAGCTCGCTATTGAGATGGCGGCAAGAAACGGCGCTGATTTAATCGTGTTGCTAGGGTTTGACGCATCGGTATCAGACGGTGTTCATTGCCACGGGCCGCATGAAAAGACGCCCAACCCAACACGCATTCGCTGTAAAAAATGGTTAGAGCAGTTTGCGCGAATTCCGGAGCACTACCCTGACGCACGAATCATTAACTGTTCACGCAAGACAGCGATCAAAACATTCCCGCAGCAGTCTTTGGAGTCGGTGATTGAGGGCATTTTTAAACCTGAGATACGGAGTTCCTGAGCGGCGTGATGCACTTTGTTCAGGACTTGAGTATATAGGTTACGATCCTATTCAGGGTTTACCTGTTAACGAAAAACACGGCGATATATTTATAACATGGAACCGAATCGGAACGGCGAATAAACACGCGGCAAAATTCCAGCGCCGAGGATGGCCCGTATTGGTAGTTGAGAATGCTTTGTGGGGTAATGACTTTGCTGGAGATCGGTGGTTTCACATCGCGCGGAATTACCACAATACAGCGGGAATGTTTCCAATCGGAAACAGTAGCCGGTGGGATGCCCTGGGTGTTGAGTTGCAGCCTTTCAGGTCTAGCGGAGAGACGGTCATACTGCCTCAGAGAGGTATTGGGTCTGCACCTGTATCAATGCCCTATGGTTGGACGTTTGCGGCATCGAAGAGATACGGAGGACGCGTCAGGCGCCACCCTGGGACAGGGAGTTGCTTGCCGATTGATGAGGATTTAAAGGGCTGCGGCCATGTTGTGACTTGGGGCTCAGGCGCTGCAATCAAGGCCCTGATGATGGGTATCAGGGTTACGTCTGAAATGCCGAAGTGGGTGGGCGAGCAAAACAACACAGAGCACGGACGGCGCGAGATGTTCCGTAGATTGGCGTGGGCGCAGTGGACTCTGGACGATATAGCCGCCGGCCTACCTTTTAAAAGACTACTGTGATTTTATTTACAGGCCGTGGCAATAGCGGGAGCTGGACAGTGCGCGGCGAACAGCTAGGCGGCGCACTGGGTTTTGTGAATCACAAGGCGGGGCTGACAGAAATGCGCGCGGCTGACCTTATCGTGTTGGTTAAACGGCCAGCTCCTGGGATGATTGACCTGATACATAAATCGGGCAAACCGTGGGTATGGGACTTTGTAGACGCATACCCGCAGCCGAGGTGTACCGCGTGGAGCAGGGATACGGCCATTGCATGGGTTAAGTCGCAGGTTAATAGCTGCGCCCCTAATGCCGTTATTTGGCCGAATCAAAAGATGCTTAAAGACTGCGGTGATATTAGTCGCGATGCTGTTGTTTATCATCACTGCCGCCCTGGTCTGTCTCGAAATGCTGTTCGCCCCAGAGTCCAAAACGTTGGATATGAGGGGTCTCACCAGTATCTCGGTGTTT